GTTACTGATAATATAATTGCTCAAAGAAACAATATTGTAGGAGTATTAAATAATGTGGGAAAACAATTAGATACATTAGCTAGTTTTTTAGGTTTAGCTGGAGGATTTTTAACTATTATTAATGTAGTATTAAAAGCTTTAGTAGCAGCAGATCCTCTTCTTTCTGCCACGGGTAAAGCATTCCCATTTAGCGCAGGAGTTACGGAATCTATAAGAAGTGATTTAAAAACATTAAAAGAAGGTGTTCTTTTTGATGAAGCTGGAGAATCTAAAATAACTCCAATTGTTGTAGCCCTAGCTTCCTCAGCAATCTCAGTATCAATAGTTAGTGCTTTTATTAAACAATCAGTAAATTTTTTATTTATTATTGATCCTTATATTTTAAAATGTGCTAATGAAGCTCAAATTAATAATTTAACAAAACTTAGTCCTACAATACAAGGTATTTTTGAAACTGAAACTAAATCATTACAAACATCCAATCAAGCTACTTATAAAGGATTTGTACTTCAAATTAAAGAAGAACCATTTACTCCTACTGTTACTCGTAGAAGAGCTGTTGGTTTAAATCAATATGGTATACAACAAATTCAAACTAATTTATCATTTACAACAAATAACCAAACATTAATAGATGAATTAAAATTTATTATTGACAGAGATAATTTAAAAGCTGATTAATTTAATATTTATAACATATGAAAACCTCACAATTAAAAACTTTAGTTAAAGAAGCTGTAAAGGAAGCGATCCAAGAGGAGTTGCGTGAAATTTTATTAGAAGCGGTAAAATCACCAAAAGTGGTTACTGAATCTAAAGATACTTACTCTCAACCCCACATTGAAAAACCTAAACAACTATCCCCAGAAGAACGTAGAAACATGTTTTCAGGTATTTTAGGTGAAATGCAACAAGGAGGAGCAGCTACTACAGCTTACAATGGAAAATTTAATCCTCAAGGTACAATGCCTGGAGGAGATTTACCTGCGGGAGAAGTAGGAATGGACCAAATAATGAATATGATTAAATAATGCCTGTTGGAGCTAGAAAAATATTTCCTATAGATAGAAAACCGGGTATAGCGGTTGGGATTAGTATTCCTTTTAATGCCCCTGGTGTATTTAATTCTACCTATACTACAAAAGACGCAGTTAGAAATAATTTAATTAATTTTTTTCTAACTAACCAAAATGAAAGATATTTAAATACAACATTTGGAGGAAATTTAAGAGCAACCATATTTTCTCAATTATCTGAACAAAATTTAGAAGGATTAGAAGATTTAATCCAAACACAATTAGGAGATTATTTTCCTAGTGTTAGAGTTCAAAGTTTAGAATTATTTTCAAATCCTGATATTAATTCTTTAACCATAGATTTAAAATATAATGTTGTTGACACAGGAATAGAAGATGAAATACAATTACAATTTAACTAATGGCAACTAACTTAAAAAAAAGGGATATAAAATATATTAATAAAGATTTTTCTGAATTAAGACAATCTCTTATTAATTATTCTAAAACATATTTCCCAACAACATATAATGATTTCACCCCAGCATCCCCAGGGATGTTATTTATGGAACAAGCAGCTTATGTAGGGGATGTATTATCATTTTATTTAGATAATCAAATTCAAGAAAATTTCTTACAATATGCTCGTCAACCAAATAATTTATATGAACTAGCTTATATGTTTGGATATAAACCAAACGTAACTCAAGTTGCTATTACAGATATAGACTTATACCAAGAAGTTCCAGCAACAGGAATATCACCTAATATTGTTCCTGATTTTGATTATTGTTTATTTGTTGAACCTAATGGTGTTATAAATTCTACTACAAATAATTCTATACAATTTCTTATAGAAGATCCAATAGATTTTTCAGTCTCTAGTTCATCTGATCCAACAGAAATTACTGTATTAAAAATTAATGGAAGTGGGGATGCTGAAAGTTTCTTATTAAAAAAAACACGAAAAGCAATCTCCTCTACAATTAATACAATTTCATTTAGCTTTACAAACCCAGTTCAGTTTGATACAAGAACTATTAATGCTGAAAATATAGTTGGAATTTTAGATATTACTGATTTAACTTCTGGTGATGAATGGTATGAAGTAGATTATTTAGGTCAAGAAATGGTATTTAATTCTATAAAAAATACTAATGTAAATGATCCTAATTTATCATCCTATGGAGATGCTCCATATTTATTAAAATTAGAAAAACAACAAAGAAGATTTGTAACTCGTGTAACATCTACAGGATCTTTAGATATTCAATTTGGAGCCGGTACAGTTAACGATAATGACGAAGAAATTATTCCAAATCCTAATAATGTAGGTTTAGGTTTACCTTTTGAAAGAAATAAATTAAATACTGCTTATTCCCCTTCTAATTTCTTATTTACCAAAACATATGGAATTGCTCCATCTAGTACAACATTAAGAGTAAGATATTTAACTGGGGGAGGAGTTGAATCAAATGTTCCTTCAAACGATTTAACTAATTTTACCGCAAATATATCTTTTTTAAATAATAATCTAGATCCAACTACTGCTAATATTGTGTTTAATTCACTTCAAGTTACAAACCCAACAGCAGCTGATGGTGGAGGTGATGGTGATACTATTGAAGAAATAAGACAAAATTCATCAGCAAATTTTGGGGCTCAATTACGTAATGTAACACAAGATGATTATTTAGTTAGAGCACTTTCAATGCCTGCTAAATATGGAGTAGTATCAAAAGCCTTTATAGAACCAACTAAAGTTCAAAACATATCATCTGGAGAATCAAATTCAATTTTAGACTTATATGTATTATCTTATAATACAAATAATCAATTGTCTTTATGTAGTAAAGCCTTAAAACAAAATATTTCTACTTACTTATCTCAATATAGAATGGTAAATGATTCTGTTAATATTAAAGATGGATTTATTATTAATATTGGAATTAATTTTGACATCATAGTTCTCCCAGAATATAATAATAACCAGATATTATCTAATTGTATATCTGCGTTACAAGATTATTTTGCTATAGATAAATGGCAAATAAATCAACCTATTATTTTAAGAGATGTTTATGTTTTATTAGATCAAATTGAAGGTGTACAAACAGTTAAAACAATAGATATAACTAATAAAGTAGGAGAAAATATAGGATATTCACCATATTCTTGTGATATATCTGCAGCAACAAATGCTAATGTAATTTATCCTTCATTAGATCCTTCTATTTTTGAAGTTAAATATCCAAATACAGACATACAAGGACGAGTAGTACCTTTATAAAAATAAAATTATGGGACTTTTAGATAAATATAATAAACTTACAGAAACATCATTGGCCTATTATCCTAAAAACGATCCTGTTAAAGGACTTTCTGAGGTTGATAGAATGTTAGAAGATTCTAAATTAAAAGAAACTTTTAATGAAACTTCATTAGATTTAGAAAATCCAAATCCTTTAGGAGGTCCTATCAATGTTCCTTATACTACTAGAGTAGGAGGAATTAATAATGGTGAAATAAAAACATTTACAACAACCCAACCTTTTACCCCAAAAAATACCTATATAGATAGTTTACAAGATGATAGATTAATAGCAAGGGCAAGAGATCCTTTTAAATAATATTATGGCAGTATATAAAATTTTTCCTTCTAAAGATGCTACAATGTATTCAATGTATCCTACAATGAATACAGGGCTAGATCCTATAATTGAATCAACATTAACATCAATAGCTCCAACAGATCCTAACCCCCAAACTAGTAGATTCTTAATTAAATTTGAACAGGATGAAATTGAAGATGTAATTAATAATAAAGTTAGTGGATCCTCTTGGCAAGCTAATTTAAGATGTTACATTGCTAAAACAACAGGATTAAAATTAGATACTACAATAGATGTTTATGCTGTTTCAAGTTCTTGGGGTATGGGAACAGGAAAATATTTAGACGTACCTTTAACAACAGATGGAGTATCATGGCAATTTACAGATGAATCAGGGAGTAACTTATGGCCCGTAACTTCAGTAGATGGAATAGCTGTATCTTCATCTTATAACACATCTTATGCACTTTTGGGTGGTGGTACCTGGTTCAATCAAATTATTTCAGGTTCAGGTATATGGCCTAATGCTAATTTATCTTCGTCTCAAGTATATAATTATGCACAAGATAAAGATTTAAATACCAATGTAACTAATATTGTAAATGTTTGGTTAACAGGTTCATTTAATTATTATGCCTCATCAGGAGATGCTGGAACCAATACTCAATCAACAATCTCATCTTCAAATGAAGGATTTTTAGTTAAACAAAGAGTAGAATGGGTATATGATAATAATTTCCAACCAGAAGTTAAGTTTTTCTCAATTGATACTAATACAATTTATCCACCCCAACTAGAATTTAAATGGAATGATTCTATTTATGAAACTGGATCTTTACCCGTAATTTCAGGACAAGATAATACAGTCACTTTAGCTGAAAATCCTGGGGTATTTTATTCAAGTAGTATTAATAGATTTAGAGTAAACGCTAGACCTACATACCCTGCTAGAGTATGGCAAACAGGTTCATATTATACTCAAAATTATGCGTTACCTGAAGATTCTTACTGGGCATTAAAAGATTTAGACACAAACGAATATGTAATAGATTTTGATACAAACTATACAAAATTAAGTTGTGATGCTAGTGGTAGTTATATGGATGTTTATATGAATGGTTTAGAACCTGAAAGATATTATGCTTTATTAATTAAAACTATTATTGGTAATTCTACTTATGTATTTGATGATAATTACTACTTTAAAGTAACAAATGGCTAAAATTAATTTAATAAAACAAGAATATAATAAATCCCAATACACTCAAGTAATTAACACTGAATTTACTGAGTTAGGGGTAACATCTTCAATTGAAGTAACCCAATCTATTTCAGTTGGAGAATTCTTTAATAATTATCAAGAAATATTTTTTAGAATACCTAAATTTGGAGAATCGAATTCTCATGAGTATCTTGTTAAAACTAGTGGAGAGTATATTGATTTTACAACTAGTGATGAAAATATAGAACCTTTAATCCAAGAAATTACACAATTAAGACAACAAAATGTTGAATTAAATCAACAATTAATTGATTTACAATTACAAGGAGTACAAAATATAACAGGAAGTTTATAATGGCTGATATAATTAACATTCAGGAAATAAATCCTATCACCTTTGAATACCAAGAATATTCTACCCAGGATCAGTCTCTTATTTCATCTATTGATATAAATACTCAATTTAATCCTTC